GGTATATCTCTCTCAGCGCCTCATAGTACCCGGGCATGCTTCGCGAGACACTCACAGTGTCTTGGAATATCCGTTCACAGCCACAGTCGTAGTGGTGATTTTCCCGGCACTCCTCGTCGACCTGCTCATCCTGATAGCAGAAAAACGCTCCGCACGCGGTGCGGTACACTGCCAGCTCTCCGAGCACGGTGCGGTAGCGGGGCTGTGTGTCGTCTCGGCGAAACGCCACAGGCAATCGCCGTGCGACCCGCTCTGCAGTGTCTGTCGTGATGGCGTCGAGATGCTTGTATACGATGTGCCATACCCATCCGCCGCCCTGCACATGATGGGCGATGCACCTGCCTCGCACGTACACCGCATAGACCGGGCCGTAGCGGCTCGTGCCATGCTCTCTCAGCTCGACGGGCTCATCATACTCTACGCCGTGCCACACTCCCTCGGACACGCTTGTGTATCCTCGCATCATCGCTTTTTCTCCAGCTCTGTAGTGATCGTCACGCCGTCAAGCGTCGGCGCCATGCGGATGACAAAAACGGTGCCGCCCATGCTGCACTCAGTGCACTCGAAGTACACGCTAACGTGCTGGCCATCGTAGGGCACGGTGCCGACCACGAGGCGGTCACTGAGGTCCCAGTGTACCTCCCGATTCGCCATCGCATCAATGCCGACTACTCTGACCGCACCGCTCTTGCACCGTGGGCAATCGACGTGCGCAACGTGCCGATTGCGAGTCACACCTGATACAAACCACTGACACTCCACGTCAATGCCGTTCTTCTGCTCACTGCTGATGCGACATGATATCGCCGTCTGGCACTGGCACGTGATGCACTCCATCACCGCATAGGCACGGTGCGGCCCGAGAGGATACGTCGTCACAGCCACAGCGGCGACGGTGCTGTACGCAGAAAAGCGCTGGACATCCAAGTGCACCTCCTCAATATGCATGTGCGTCGCATCGCATGCTGGACATGTTATCGTCGCTCTATGCCTCACCCCTGCTCCTCCTCGTCTGTGCCCCGCTCAGCATGGCCAAGCGGGGCGGTGTGCTTCGTCTAGAACGGTGCGTCGGCGTCGTCAATCGGCTGGGGAGTGTTGTGCGCTGGCGGTGCTTGCGGTGTCTCGACCACGCCGCCGGCGAAGTCGTCGCGCGGTGGCTCGTTGGCCCACGCTTCGCCATCAAGGTACATGGCGTGCGCCAGCTGGAGCAAGTCCCGACCAACGAAGCTCTTGACGAGGTCATCCCGCACGAGCTTTGCCGGATCGCTGGCAAGCTGTGGATGCACGACGACCGCACCGCCGCCCACCTCCGTGGTCACGGGCTTGCCCTTGGGCGTGAGCGGTGTTTGGAGCGTGACCCAGAAGGCGAAGTGGGGGATTTGGTCAGCGCCTTTCTTGGTCTGATTCGCCAGCGCCAGCGCGGCGTTGACGTACTGGTAGACGATGCCTCCTGGCGCACGCTTGGTGGGGCGCTTGAAGAGCTGCATCGCCACCATGCCCTTGCACTGCACGATGACGGGCTCTTCGATGCCCTGCACCATGGCCAGACACTGCGTGGTACTGCGCACGCCAGCGTACTGCGCCGTCATGCCGTGCTTCTGCAGAAACGTCTTGGCGGCGACCGCATCCATGTAGTGCGGAATCGCTTTGGTGCTGCCGTCATCAAGGCTCATGTACCATTGCATCCGTTGACGGAGTGGCACGAAGGTGAGACTGCGGGTCTCAAAGGCGAGCTCTTCGTTGTCGAAGCGCTCCACCTGCTCCCACCCAGCGGGAGCGGCGCTGAGGCTTGACGTGTGCCATGCGGCGACCACGCCGCCGAGCTTGGTGGAGTTGAGCCAGTAGATGAGCGGATAGCGCTCTGCGTCGTCTGCATAGCTCTCTGGGGTGTAGCCGGGAAGTGAGAAGTCCATTGGTGTTCCTCCTTGTATGGGCATCGCTTGGTGGTGCCCTGCTTGTGCATTATGCCATCAGGGCGGTGTCGAGCGTATCGACCGTGCGCCGTGTGACCGTGGTGATGAGGTGCTTGACCTCGGTGGTGAGTGCCGTGCCCGCCGCTTTGGCGATGCGTGCGGCGTGGGTGCGTGCGAAAAACTTGGCGTCGCATCCAGCGGTGTAGGCGTCGGTGGCGACCTGCTCGGCGACCTGCTCGACCGTGGCGGCGGCGAGGATGTCGACCGTGACCGTGCCCTGCTCGGTCTTGACGGCGACCTGCTCGGCGACCACTTCGACGACTGGGGCTTCGATGACTTCGGCGACCTGCTCGACCTCGAAGGTGTTTTCGACGATGGTCACATGTGATGTTGACGTTGACTGCCAGTAGCCCCAGCTCTGTGGAGCGTCGGTGTAGGTGTACTTGATGATGCTGCCCTTGATGCTGATGCTCTTGACTGACCCGCCGATGAAATCACCTTCGAGTTTCTTGATGGCGCTCTTGATGGCGTGCTCGCTGTTGGTGCGGATGGTGATGGTCTGGTCGCCGTTGCTGATTGTCATGTACTGCTTGATCATCGTCGTGTCCTCTCTGTCTCAACCTTATGTACATAGTATATACGATTGTATATACAATGTCAAGGGCAATTTTGACCAATTTTGGACGAGTTTTGGACGAGTTTCGCCCCAGCGGAGCCGAAGCCCCGCTGAGGCGCGATATCTACTTCTCCCGCTCTGCTGCTTCGGTGATGAGGATGCGCACCAGCTCCGAGAGCTTGATGGGTCGCTGCATCTGTGCGCTGTAGTGCTCCATGAGGTACTGTGCCCGCTCACGGTCGAGCGCATAGAGGCTGATGAGGTGCGTGGTTGCGCCGGTCGCTCCACGAGGTTTGCGTGTTTTCATCGTTGCTCCCGATGTATCATGGCGTCGAGCTGCTTGATCCGCTCGAGGTATCCACGGCGCAGGTGCCGTTCCAGCGAGGGGAGCATCTGTATCAGACGCTCCCGCTCAGCAATCAGCTGGGTAATCGTGCTACTCATGGCTCTTCCCCCTTGCACTCTTCATGGCGTTGCACGCCGCGTCCCATCCGTCTGCGAAGCTCTCCAGCATCATCTCATGGTGCCATTGAGCAGAATAGCGCTCGTACCATGCGAAGAGCCCGGTGATGACCATGGCCACGCCCACGACGCCCGCCATGATGACCAGTGCCAAAATAATCTCCCCCATCACTGCACCTCCTCGAGCTGTGCTTTTGCAAACAGCATCTGCATGACAAACTCCGCTGCCTCTTTCGCCGTCGATGCGTCCCACGACCGTGCCATGCCGAGCACGGTCTGGTAGATGCGCCGCTGGCCCTCGTGGATTTCGATGCGTACCAACGTCGGCTTGGGGCTGTACCACACAATGTCATCCGTCTGCGTGACGTCCTTCGCCGTGACGGTCAGAAGCAGGACGCCGAGTATGCGCTGGAATGTGTATACGGGCTTCATCATCACTTGACCCCTTTCATGGTGATCCGCAGCGTCTCCGCGCGGGTCGTCGTCTTGCGGGCATCGGCGAGGCGCTGTGCGGTGTGCATGTCGCCGGCTTGCAGGCATTCGGCGATGAGCGCATCAATCGCCTTGGTATCGTAGCTGTGCGAGGTGCTGGCCTGCGTCACCTGCGCCGTGCCCACACCGTCCACGGTCAAGCGGTGCCCCGCTTCCTGCATTGTGTGGTACTTGATGCTCTCCCGCACTGCCTCGAGCTGTGCTTTGAGGTGCTCGATTTCGTTGGCGATTTCGCCATGCTGGATGAAAAGCTCACGAATCTCACTCATTGGTTTACCTCCTTGTAGATGCCGTGCTTAATACTTTTGGTCATGACGTGCTCGAGTGCGGTCTGCACCGCTCGTGCGTCGAACGTTGCACCCACCACGATGACGATGCCGTGGTACAGCTCGACCGTGCCTGCGATGAGCGTGAGCTCAATGGGGATGAGCGACACGCCGACGACCTCGGTCTGCTCAATCGCCCACGGTGCTGGCCATGCCATGCCGTGCAGTCCCGTGGTGAGCGTGAAGTCCATGCGCTGTGTCATTGGCGGTGCCACCAATCCTCAAGCTTCTCCCCCATCCAGCCGCCAAGCACGACCCCAGCGAACGTCACCACGATGACAAAAATCAGTGCCCAGTCCATCACCGTACCTCCTCGATGCGTCGGCGGCGCAGGTCACGCAGCCGGTAAACTTCGTCCAACACTTCCCGCTCGATCCGTGCAAACTCCTCGTAGGTCACGATGCCGTCTTTGACGAGCTCATCCATGCGGTCTTGCCAGCGGAGCAGCCATGCCAGCCGCTCCGCATACTCTTTGTCTACTGCGGCCATACGACCTCCACGGGGAACTGCATGAGTGACGTCATCTCCCGCTCCACCTGGTACTGCGTTGACCACCACGAGCAGACCACTTCGATGCCATGCACCGTCTGCACCGTAAGGACGCACAGGAGCTCACCGGTGACCGTGCAGGTACGTGCCTGCAAGACGAACACGTCTTCTGGGGTCTGCATGATGCCTGCCCAGCCGCCGACCCACTTGCTCGGGTCTTTCATCGGGTTGAGCACCGCCCGCTCCATCACAATCTGCTTCATGTCGTTTCCTCCTCGACTCATCAGTGGCGGACTCTACCGCCAGACCATGCGCCGCCGTGTGACGGCGCTGGTTTCGTCGTGATCTACATCTTTGCTAGGTATGCATGGAGGTCTGCGGCGCTTGCGATGGGCTTGCAGGCTTCCTCGTTGAGGCGTTGGAGGATTTGCGTCTGCATCTCTGCCACATCCCGCAGAAGCGGCGTGTCCGTCGTCGTGCTCTTCAGTGCCTCGAGCACGTCCTCACGTTGCATGTAGGTCAGCATGGCGAACGCCTCGGAGAAGTGTTGTGCCATCTCGGTGAGCGTGGCAACTTCCTTGTCACTGCGGATACGAGCGGTGAGTGTGATTTGGTCGATGCTCATGGTCTTTGTCTCCTCTTTCTGACTACTTGCTGGCAATGCGGCGCTGATTCTCGTCGCTGTACACGGTCGCCATTGCTTGGCTCATCTGGTTCCATGATGCCTGCAATGCCAGCTGTGCCCACTGCCCTGCCCACATGTGCACCTCGGCGTCGGTCATGGTCTTCATTTCCTCGATGGCGGCGGCGACGGCTTCGGCGATGATGGCGGGGTTGTTGATGTTGTTGATGCTCATGGTCTCTGCTCCTTGACTGGGTTAAGTCTCTTTCGCTTAACCTCATGTACGTAGTATATACGATTGTATATACACTGTCAAGAGCAATTTGAGGCAATTTTGGACCAATTTTGAGCGAGTTTTTTGTGGTATCATGATGGGGAGTCACCCCACATGACGACACTGCGACCCGAGCTATCAAAAGCCCGGGTCGCAGTGCGTCAAGGAGGTGTGTCGTGATGAGTTGGCACGTTTCGATTTTGTGACCGCAAAAACACTCGCGCTGCACTCACGGTATGAGTATAGCACAGCATCGCCAAAAACACAACGCCCCGCCATGTGGCGGAGCGGAGCGTTGTGCGATAAAAGAGTGTGAGGCGGATATATATGACTCTGCGTCACGCTCTCAGTATATCACATCACCACGGCGGTGTGGGCCACGTGGTGACGTTCCATGCAAAGCCCTGCATCAGATCACGGAGCTCTTGCCGATACATGCGCCATGCCTCGATTTGCAGGGCACTCAGTGGCACGTCGGGGAGCTGTGTGTAGTCGCACTGCTGGAGCCGTGCGTTGCGCTCTGCTCGCACCATGGCGAGGGCATCGCTGGCACTGGGCACGTCCTCGAAATCGGCATCGCCAATGTCAGGATAGGCAGTGCCGTATCGGTCATAGTACGCTGTGGTGAGCGTCTCAATGTCAAAGCCTCGGTAGTACATGGCTCATCTCCTCAGAGCTTCACAATGTGCAAGAACGGCGACTCATCTGCTGTGCCGTACGCATTGACCGCCAACGTGCGCCCAGCGCCGACAATCGCTTTGACCTCAACGCTGTCACTCGCAGAAAAATACCGCATCCCCATGAAGCGGAAGTTGTTGCCGCCCTGCGAGTTCACAAGGCGCGCGACGGCGACGGAGCCTACGAGCAGGTCAACGCTAAACGACGTGTTTGAGCCGATGACACACGTCATATCGAGCAAATAGTACCCGTCGCTCGGTATCGTGATGGTACTGCCAGACCACGTGATGGCACGGCTGCGCACCTCGCTCTGCCACGTGATAATTGTGCCGGTCGTGGCCAAACTCAGCGTGGCGGTGCGGGTCAGCGTGAGGTATGCGCCGCCGCCCTGCTCGATGCGCTCCAGCTGGTCGACGCGCTGCCGTGTGAGCAAAAACTCATTGAGTAACAAGTCCGACATCTACGGCCTCGCTTCCGTCGCTTGAGAAGTGAAGTCCCACGCTTTGCACCTTGCGGGTCAGCGTGGTTGACCCCGTGTAGACGCTGACCAGATCGCCGAGCACGTAGTCCCGCCCGTAGCGCAGTGCTTCGCTCTGGAGAATTTGCACTTCGATGCGGGAGCGCTGGCGCTCCGCTTCTGCGAGTACGATGTCACCGAGTTGCTGATACTCCGCCGTCGTGCTTTGGTTCCGTGCGTCCACCCAGCGCTCACGCAGGTTCAGCCCCGTGGGGAGCGATGCGGGACGAGTCACATACGAGCGGTACACGCCCTCGCCTTGCCCTGCCACAATGGCGGCCGTGGCGTCCACAATGCGGTCAGTGACGATGCGCAGTTGCCCAATCGTGCCGTTGGCCACGCTGAAAATCACCGTGCTTGAGCGGTTCGTGCCCCGCTGTCCGGTGTACCACGTATAGGTGTACGTCGCCGGAGCGGTGTACACCAAATCGAAGTCCCCGCCTGCCGCCTCTTGGATGCGTTGCATGGCGGTGAGCAGGTTTTGCCCTGCCACGCTGATGCTGAGGGAGTTCCCCGCACCGCCCGATGCGGTCGTGGTTGCGCCCGTCAGCGCACCGCCCAAAAGCCGCCCGTTCGCCGTCGTGGCGTTGGCTCCAAGGTTGTAGTCGAACAGGGTCTTGAGAATGGTTTCGGCGGCGACGCCCACGAACTGTGAGCGGTTAGACACGCCGCTCTTCCATGCCACGATGCGGTCAGCGAGGAGGGCAACAAAGCCCACCGCTTGCACCGTCACCGTGGTGACATCGGCAACGACCGTGTCTATGAGGCGCATCATGCCCGCAAACTCGCGGTAGTAGGCGATGCCCGCATCACGGTCTTCGCGGTATATCTCGAGGATAGATCCATACGTCAGGTACTGCACCGCCGCACTCGTGCCGCCCACTGTGATACGTGCCATGTCGATGCCGTTCACTGCACGGCTCACGACCACGTCCAGCACATCGCTGATATACGAGGTGCGGGTCCCTGCGCTATCATACGTGATGACGGTGTAGGAGATAGCCATGCTAAAGCCTCGTTACAGTGACGGTGACTTCGGTGGCGGTGCGGGTTGAGCCACTGTCCTGCCAGATATAGCAGTTGATGGTACTACCCACGTCATAGTAGTTCGCATTTTGTGCGACTTGCTGAGTGTACGTGGCAGTGATGAAGCTGGCGCCGGTGAGTTGCATCCCGATAACGGTGGCGCCGTTGTCGATGCTCAGCTTGCGGCGGTTGGTCGTGGTCGTGTCCCAATTGCACGACACCTGCACGAAGTAGGTGCCCGCCTGCTTGACGGTGATAGCGCCCGTAGTGGCGTTCATGGAGATATACTCGCTATCCGTGGTTGATACGGAGCCTGTGCCACTGATAATGGTGTCGGTGGCGGTGAGCACGCTCATAGACGACACATAGAGGCTTGCCGTGCTACTCAGCGTGGCGTTGCGGGACACCGCCCACCGCGAGTTGGCGGTGCTGATGGCGGTAATCGAGCCACCTGCCGTGGTGATGGTACCAAGCTGAATGTATGGCTGTGTGGGAGTTGACGCATTGACGGCGAGGCGCACGGTCTTCGAGCCGACCGTTGTGCCAGCCACTGAGCGGGACACGGTGAGCGCTGATGCTGATTCATTGGCGATGATGTATACACCGTACGTCGCCGAGCCAAGCGTTGAGGTGTTGATGGATGCCGACGTGTTGTTTTCGTACAGGTATCCCGACACAATGGCGGCGCCGGTATCGATGGCGAGTGCAGAGGTGCCCGTGCCACTAAGGGCCAGCTTGTTCTGGTACACGAGCTGACCATCGCCCAAAATCGCCTTCCAAATTGTCACCAAGCGGTCGGAGGTATATCCTCCGCTGATACCATCGCCCGTGCCCGTCGTGGGCCAAAACATGCTTTGTTCTGCCATGCTAGACTCCTACATATCTCGTGTAGTACACGATGCTGACTGCCGAATTTGCACCGACCGATGACCCCGTGATCGTGACGGCGTTGGCGCCGGGGATAAGTGACCACGTCGCCAGCGATGAGGCGGCGGTGATGGTACTGATTTTATTCGCACCGCTCTGGTCAATCACGGTTTTACGACCGTAGGACAGGTCGAAGTACCATGTGTCACCGTTGGCAATCGTACCGCTGACCTCGATTTTGTCCCCAGTGGTCGTATTGGTGATGACAAGGCTCGTGATAGGGCCCACCGCTGTGATGACGGGGTATGCCGCCGTGGTGCCTGCGTTGGTGATAACCAATGTGCTGTTGATGCTTGATGCTCCTGCCGTCCACGGGATGAGCAGTGGGCTCGGCGTCGGCGTCCCTGCCACCTGCGGCGTGGCGCCTGCGCTGATGGGCGTGGGGTCGTACCACGTGGGGTCAGAGGCACGGAGCTGGACGACGGTGCGCAGATTGTAGCCTGCGCCTTGGTCAACGTTGAAATCCAAGCCTCCCAGCGTCTTGCACACGATGGCGCGGTCATAGGTATCCGTCGTGATGCGCAGGACACCGCCACCGCTTGACGGTGTGAAGATGCGGAGCAGGGCTTGGCGTGCGGTGTAGCTGGCGTCGAGCGTCGATGCCTCCACGATGAGTGGAAGTTGCATGATGCGCGGATCGAGGCGGTAGTCAATGTCGCTGTCGCCCTGCTGCAGTGGGCCACGCTGTGTGATGCGGTGGAGCGGAGCTAAGCCGAAGCCCTGGTCGCCGAGGTAGCGCAGTCGGATTCCGCCGAGTGACGCATTCGTGCCGTTCAGGTCGTATGTCGTGCCGCCCGTCGTGTACGTGATGCTGTATGCCATTATGCGACGCCTCCTGCCAGTAACTGCATCGCTCGCAGGTCAGCGGTCAGCGATGACTGGCTCTGTGCGGTTTGGTAGTTGGCGGTGAGGTAGAAGTTTTGCACGCTTTGTGTTGGCGCACCCGTCCCCGCCGCCACAGTGAGCCCAAGCGCTTTCTGGATGTCCGGTATGCCGCTCACGATGCCTGCGGCGATGCCCTGCGCAATCGGAGCACCGATGGCGTCTGCCATAACTCGACTGGGCGAGGCAATGCCCAAGAATTTCTTGATGAAATCGATGCCCGCCTTGATGGCATTGGCCAGCGCCTCGCGGACTTTGTCCTTGGCGTTGTTGATGCCCTCGGTAATTCCGTTGACGATGTCCTTGCCCAGCTGCTTGGCTTTGCCAATGGTCTCGTCAATGAACGTGCCGACCCGTGTGGAGATTTCGCCAGCAATGCGGAGCGTGGTGGTCTTGATGTCCTCCCACACGCCCGACACCACGGTCTTGATGGTGTTCCATGCCGCCGTGAAATCACCTCGGAGCAGTGCTGAGATGGCGTTGAGCACCTCGGTGAGCTTTGGGTACACGTAGTTGAAAATCGGCGTCATCGCATTGGCGAAAATCTTGATGCCGTCCACGATGAGGCTGAATGCAATTTTGAGCGCATCAAGTGCCAGGATTGCCGCATCAACGGCGACGATGAACACTGCCTCGAGCACCGTGGCGACCTGCCCAATCCAATTCTGCACCGCCGGATCACTGGCAAGCTCTGTCACATCAGCGAAGAGGCTGGTCAGCGTCTCCCACACTTTCGTACCCAGCTCAATCAGCTTCTGAAGCACCGGCTGTGAGTCGATGAATCCCATGATGCTCTGCTTGATGTCGTCGAGCGACGCCATGACGCCGCCGTTGTCGCTGATGCCTTGGAAGAACTCGCCGATGCGTGCAGTGACGTCTTGGATGATGGGCAAAATTTGCTCTGAAAAAACGGTGGTCATCTCACTGAGAATCGGAAGCAGAGCGACGCCGATACTTTCCTTGGCGGTCTCTACTTTTTCCGACATGATGGCCATCTGTCCTGCAAATGTGCCCGTCGCCGCCGCCGCACTGCCGCCGAATTGCCGCTCAAGCTCGCCCAAAATAACCTTCTGTGCGTCGGCGACGTTCCCTGTTTCCATGAGCGCTTCGACCGCTTTTTTCTGCTCTTCGGTGAAGCTCACGCCCACCCGAGTAAGAGCGGTAAGACCCTCAGTCGGATTGTTGAGTGCTTTGCCCACCTGCACCGCAGAGCTTTGCAGGTCTTGCCCCATGGCTTGACTGAGATTGGCGATGGCTTCGGTGGCACTAGAAAAGTTGACGCCTTTAATCTCGGTGAACGTGGCAAGGACGTTCTGTGCGCTGAGGAGCTGGTCATCAGTGAACAGGCTTTGTCCGTTCGCCGCTGATAGGCTTGCGGCGAGGTCTTCCATCTCCTTGACGGTAAATCCCGCCGCACCACCCGTCGACTTGATGACGGCTTCGGTCTGTGCAAGGACGCTCTGATACTCGGCAGCACCTTGCACCGATGTCTTGAAAAAATCGAACGTGCCAGCCAGCGCATTTTTGCCAACGTCAAGCGCAAGCTCACCGATACCACGCAGTGCGCCGATGCCAATCTCCTTGAGCGTGCTGAATCCGCTCCCAGCTTTCTTGGCACTGTCCGCAACGTTTTCGACGCTGTCAGAGACCTTGTTGGCGACTGGCGTGACGTCGTCCTCGCCTCTAAATCGTATGATGACGGTCTCGGCCATTACTTCCTCTTCTTACTGCGGAGCTTCTGCACCTGCGCCTCGACCTCCATGATGACGAGGTGCTGGCGCACTTTGTGCCACGGCGGGAGGTGCGACGGTGGGCAGTGATAGACATCGCGGCACAACACGAGCTCGAGATACTCCAGCGGCATGGGGCCATCCGTCCATAAATGCTCCATCACTGCCAGCTTCATTTTCCCAGTTCTTGCTCCGTGATGGCTTCGATGATGCGCTTGGCCAGACTCACCGCATGCGTCGCTTTGATGCGTGTGACCGGATTGCCGTCGGCGTCGGTGACACAGCGTACCAGCACCACGTTGAGGCGATGAAAGTCAGATGACTTCAGTGCGTCGCTGAGCTCGGCGATGTCGTCGAGATAAATGTCATCAGGGTTAACGATGTATTCCATGTGGGACACTCCTGTATACGGGACACAAAATCTTGGCGGGGCGGTGTGGTGTCCCTACACACCGCCCTGCCCTACTATGCGGTGTAGGCGATGCCCGGCGCCATCACGGTGATGGACGCAACGACCGGCCCTGCACCCTCTGCGGATACGGCGGGATAGATGATACTGGTAATGTAGCCCCCAGCGGTGGTCTCGATCTGTCCGCCTGCGGTGCCCTTTGGTTCCCACTTGACCTGCACCAAACTCCCCGCTTGAAACGCCGCCTCTGCGACGGCCCACAGCTCGGCGGCGACCTCGGTATACAAGAAGTTGACGGTGACTTCGACGGGCTCTTCTTTGCCCAACAGAATGATAGCGTTGTCGCCGTCGAAGGTGTATGCGGTGCTGTTGGCGCGGGTTGCGGTGACAGCGTCGATGCTCTGTGCTTGTCCGCTGTAGTCGGTGTATGACCCTGCTGCAATCTTAATGTTGACTGCGGTGGCGGCGCCGGTTACGGCTCCTGTGGTCTGTGCCATGGTGTGTGTCTCCTATTGAACGATGTCGCTCGCCGTGATGGTAGCGACCACTGCATCAAAATATTGCCCCGACGCCGCTGGCCACTCCAGCACCTGACTGCGCAAGGCGATGTCGGTCACGACCCATGCGGAGTTGCCTGCGAAGACCGTGCGAATTGCCTCGTGGTATGCCGCAAGGTATCCCTCAAGCGTCGGCGCGATGTCCATCAGCCCAATGCCGAGCGATGCTGGGCGAATCAGCGCCGTGTCCTGTATCGTCCACTCCGTGCGCATGACACTGCCAGAGCCGAACGTGAGGCGCCGTGTCTGGCTTGACTGCACACCAATGGCGCTGATGATGCGACACGGCGTGGTGGCGATGTCAACCACGTTCTTCAGCGTGGAGCCTCGCAGGACGGTGTAACTGTACCCTGTGATGCTCATCGCTTCGAGTGCGTCCAAGATGCCGTCGAGGTTGCTCGCCATGCTATGACCTCCGGATGTACGGCTTGAGCATCTGCGCCACATCGCTCGGGATGCGGTTTGATGCAAAGGCACTGCCGTCGGCGCTCACCGTGATGTCGGCAGGGACAGACGTTGCACCCGTGCGCAGTCGGTAGAGGTGCGCCCCCCAACGAAGTGCCGCCGCTTTGACATCGGCAGGGATGTCGAGGCTGTAGCTCCACTTGCCTGCTACTTGCACCGAGCCCTCTGGTGACCCGCTGTACGTCCAAAACTTTCCGCTCGATGACTTGATGCGGATGAAGTTGGTCGGGATAACGTTGAGCGGGAGTAGTACCACATCGCCTGCTGCAATCGCCGTCCCGTCGCCGTTGGTGATGCTTGTGAGCTCGGCGAGGTCGTGGTTGAGATTCAGTGTGTAGTAGTCGAGCAGATCGCCCCCATCACGCTCAAGAAGCGGCGTGAAATAGTGCGTATGCGATGCGGCGGGGCCGTGTTCGGCTTCGGGCTCAAAGTGCCGATTACAAAACTGGTCAATCGCCGCCGTGACACGGTCAGGGAGGTAGCCGAGCTGGACATCATCCGACGACGACGTGATGCCCAAGTAGGCTTTAAGTTCTGCCGTCGTGAAGTATGCCATGCTACAAAACCTTCCGCTTGGGCTTGGGCTTCTCGGCTTCGATTTCCTCTTCGAGGATGATGACCGACCCTCGGGACTCGAGGTGCTTCGCATCGCTGACGCTGATGTCGATGATGTCGCCAATGACGGGATACATCATGCGTCCACTCAGGTCACGCACTGCAAAGCCTTTAACGACTTGTACCTTCATAATGCTCCAATGCGAGGCGGTGTGCGCACACCGCCCCGCTGTTAGGTCAGATTAGCTGGCTGGGTGGACGCCGTACACGAAGGCCTCTGGCTGGGTCACGTCACCACCGAAGCGGTAGTTGACGAAGATGCCAGTGAGATAATTCTCTTGGTAGAGGTACGGGTTGCGGCTGACTTCCAAGCTGCCATTCTCAACAAATGCGTAGTAGCTCATGTTGCCGAAGATGATGGACTTGGCGCTCGCAGCCATGGCGGCAATCTTGTCCGACACGGCGACGGGGTAGCCCTCGAGGTCGCCAGCGCCGCCCACTTCGAGCGGTCGGAACTGCGGATAGTTGCCGGTCAGCGCACGGATGGCGTACTTCGTAGCGTTGCGCATCACCCAAGCGGTGGCACCCTGCTCCACGTACCATGACGGGAGCTTGCCCATGATGTTCATGATGTCGGCGAAGTCCACGCCCGTGGTGCTGGCCAACGTCTCCGACACGGTCGCCCGTGCCAAGATGCCGTATGGCTGTGAGCTACCCGTGCCTGCGATGATGGCGTTGTTGGTGGCACGTGCGGCGGCGCGGCCGATTTCCTCGGTAAGAAATGCCTCGAGGTTAGCGGCTTGGTCGCGCAAAAGCTCGTTCGATACCTTCATCGCCAACGAGTGGTTGTAAATCGTGATGGTCTTGGTGTTGGCGAAGGTTGGCTCGTCAATGTTGGCGCTACCAGCTTCTGCCACGACGGCGAAGTCTGACTTTGCGTCCTGCGCTGGCACGTCAATCTGACGGCGTGAGGTCGTGAGGCGCATGAAGCGGGCCTGTGACAGCAAGCTCAGCTCGTCACGGCGTCCCACGATGCGGTCGTAGAGGTCCTTGGGTACCAAGTAGCCGCCGTTGTCGTTGGTGCCTTCCACAAGCGTTGCCTTGGCGGCGATTTCGTCGCCCGTGCGCATCCAGTGCTTGAAGGCTTCCATTGGCTCGTTGCTGAAGCCACGCGTGGTCACGGTCTTGGCGGCGGGAGCGGCGATGACGCCACCCTGTACGGGCTCACCGGCAAGCTCTGCAATCGCGGCTTTCACGGCGTCTTTGATGTTGTCTGACATTGTGTCCTCTGCTATGTGTGTAATAGATCCATGTGTATCGTCAGGCTTCGACGATGCATCAGCAGAGCTCGATGCGTGTCCTTTTTCGCTCTTGACTTCGGTGAGTGTCCGTGGTTCTGCTGGCGTCGGCGTGAGGCTGATTTCCCCGACGACCCAGCGCTTAATCTCGCCCCCATCCCGTACCACGAGGTGGGACAGAGCTCCGGTGCTGAGTCCAAGTGCTCCGCTCTGCACGAGCTTCATCACCTGCTCTGCATATTTGTGGCGGCGGTCAATCTCAATGTCGACCTCGATGCCCTCTGCATCGGGAGTCCACGCTTTGACCGTGCCGATTTGCGACTTGAGGCCGCCGAGCGCATGGTCATAGTAGACGGGCATCCCTACGAAAGAGCGGGTTTCTCCGAGGTCGGTCGCCTTGGTGAACGTGTCGCCCACGAGGTCTGCACCGCCGTAGACGATGCCTCGCCCCCGCAGTGCGTAGTCGCCAATCGCTTTGATGCTTGACCCGAATGACTTCGCTTCCATGCTACTCCCTCCCGATGATGCGCCGTGCGTATGCCTTGACGCTCTCATCTACTTCTATTATACGAGGGGCGTCAAATTGCTTCACGGATGCCACCTCAATCTCCACCTCTACCCCGGGCTCATCCTCTGCTTCGGGCATCGCCTCTTCCATCGCTTCGGGCTCCATGGCATGCTGTGCGATGACGCTCTCAGGAATCACCCACAGCTTGCACACCGCTTCCGGAGCGATGCTCCCAGCGACGATGGTGCAGGCACCGCCCTCCACCCAAAAGGCGCAGTACTTGCAGGCAATCCCCTGCGATGCGAACGGGTTCTCTTCCATGTAGTGCGCACCGTCAGCACTGATGCCTTTGCTCCACTGCCCCATGTCCTCGGCGGTGCTCAGGTACTGCGCAATCATCTCGTCCTGCCGTGGGCTGTAGCCCTCCATGACCATGGCTTTCTTGCTCATGTCTTCCTCCTCTATAATGCGCCGAGCCCATGCCCAGCCCTCATCGCCTCCCCAGCCCATCCATGCTTGCCATCCTTTGCCCTGCTCCTCCCACGTCGCCCCGTCCTTGTCCACCTCATGGCGGGCAAAGTAGGACGCCATGCGCCGGAGCGTGGCCACACTCACCGGCTGACGATTGGCCAACTGCCGTGCTCGAGCAAGGCCCACTGGGGTCATGCCTCGCTGGCTCGGTGGCTTCTCCGCTCGGACTTCGAGCGCCATGCGGGCATTGTCTGCCACCGCTTCCGGCGGTGTGTGCGTATCGCTCTCCGCTTTGGTCTCCTCAGCGGTGGCGATGTTCAGCGCCGTGAGGTAGGCGTCAGCGTCGGCTTCGTTGTCGTAGCACTGCAAGGCCTCGGCGTCGCCGTCCTTGTAGACGCAAAACACGCCGTCTTCTGCTTCGATGTGGTAGGGCATTACACGTTTATCCTTTCCAGCGTGCGCTGTACGATGGTGTCAAGTTCGCCCCGATCTGCCACCGCTTTGGCGGCTTGCGCTGCCGTCAGCCATCGCTTTTTGTGTATCTCCGCTTGCTGGTCGCCGATGACATACGGTGCATACGTGGCGTCACTCGTAATCACGGCGGTGTCGCCGTCAAGGTTGACGCGGTATGACTGACTCAGGCTTTGCGACGCCGCCAACGTGTTGCCTCGTCCACGCACGTAGGGGATTTTGATTTTGCCCTGCGAAATCATCGCCATTACGAAGCGGCGTTGCTTTTCGCTCTTGTACACCTGTGCACCTTTCTTAGGTGGCGGCGGCTTCTGGATTTGGATTTCGCCCTCAACGCTCTTCGCATATGCCAGCGTGATTTGACGTACCGCTTCACGATAGGCGCCGAGGGATATGTTGGCAATGACTTCAACTTCGAGCATCACTTCACCAGCCGCAGCGCCGTCGCACAACGACAATTCGGATGTGCGGGAGGCTCATAGCCGCCCCACTCTGATTCTTTCTTGCCATCCAATGGATAGCAGATGGGGCACTTCTTGACCATCTCGTCCCGCTCCGTAATCCATACCCGCTCATAGTTGAGGCCACGCTC